GTTGCGATGTTGGGACCGGCGTTGATGAGCTTCCCGATGGGTTTGGCTTTGTACTTCTTCAGGAACCGCTCGATCCTGCGGAAATCCCCACGGGTGGCAGGGGACGCCACGTTTGCCCTGGAACCGGCATTGTTGGCATAGAAAACGGTCGTGCCGCCCTTCAGGACGCCGATGGTGATGAGTTCCGCCGTCTCCCGCATCTGCTCTGACATCGCGGTAACGGTCTCGTCGGGGATGGGCTGATCGTGGGTGTCGAAGATCACATCGGAGAGAGGCACCCAATAGCCGTACTGCTCCAGGTTCACGGTGTAGTCGGTGTATACAATCCGACCGGCAGGCGGGGTCACGGCCTCAGCGAGAGGTGCGGTCGCCCTGGGGAAAGACTCGATCCTTCGCCATTTGGCTGTCTTGGTGTGTTTCTTCGGAATCGTGTAGGCTTTTCCAAGCCTCTGAGCAACATACTCATACTCACCACGCTCCAGCATTTGCTTGGCGATAAACCCGGCACTCTGCGGAGGAATATCGCCGTACACATTGACGTTCAACATAGAAAGGTCCTCCTTTTCGCGTTTGTTGTTTCCACGATCCAGAGGACTCTATGTGGTCCTTCATTGCCTGGAGCTAAGTTGTGAGAGTTAAAAGTATCTGCTCCTTTATGCAGAGTCTATGCGAATGAAAGTTGAGGTATGGCCGCAATCCCTACACTTGATTTCCTGGCCGCGATCTGAGTAATCGCCCATTGCGAACAGCCGGAAACACTGGGGGCACCGGAGTTGCGGTTCTCGGAACATCCCCACTCCCTTGGAGACCCAGAAGTAACGGGCGAGGTGGATGTTGCGTTTGCACTTGGGGCATGTGACGTAATCGCTCCCCCCGGTGAATGCGGAGATGTCCTCCTGGCAGAAAGGGCATGTGACGATTGACAGCCCTTCTTGTGGAAACACCCTCATGTCACTCTCGGGGATCATCTTATCCGCCTCACTTTGGAGCCGTCTTGGAAGTAAAGCCCTGTTCAAACGCCTCATCAGGGTTGGACGAAACCGCCTCACCCTTTGGAGATGCCACCGATGACGCCATGCTGCGGCTGTAGAAGTTGGCCTTCTTCTTGTGCTTCGCTTCGGCTTCCTTCACCTTCTTTTCTTCCTCGGCCTTGACAGCATTCGTCTTTTCGTCTGAATATTTCTGAAACCGCTTGAACCCCTTTACGTGGTCGGCTGGATCGTCGGAATCGAAGAGGGCCTTCTCTTCAGGCTTGGCTACCTTGCCGTACCACTCCTTGTATTCAGGGCTGGCAATGATGGCTTCAGGATCCGATATGCCCCTTGCGCGTACCTGAAGGTCGAAAAGAACGTCGCTGTTGTCGGTGCCCTTAATGGACTCACTGAGCCTGCTGGATAGCGCGTCCCCTGTTACCAGAACCCCGTTGTTCACAAGGGCCTGAAGCATGTTGTTTGCCACTATCCCGGCAACCACGGCAATCTCAGGGTTGTCATTGACGTAGGTTTTGAGATCGAAATCCTGTCCCCCGATTTTCACCTTGTCGGGGATCAGTTCCGGGCTTACGAATTTGGCGATAGAGTCAACGTGCCGCTGCTCGACCGGGTAGAGTACCTTCGCCTCTTCCTTTGCCTGCCGCTGCTTGTCTTCGTCCTCTTTGGCCTTTCGGTCTGTTTCAGCCTTATCCTGGTCGGCCTTCCTCTTGGCATTCGCCTCTTGGATTTCCCTTCCGCGCTTGATGTCGGGGTCTTCCTCTTCCGGCTTCTTCTCTTTGTCGGGAAGGACTTCCTTTTCGTCTTTCTTCTCTTCGGGTTTCTTTTCCTCTACCGCGTCGGGCTTCTTCTCTTCCTTCTTTTCAGGTTGCCCGTCCTTGTCCGAAGGCGTGTTGAATCCTTCACCGAAGCCGCCGTCTTCCTCTTCAGTGGGAAAATCCTGAGCTTCAGCCGCGCCAGCGTCTTCCATTTCCGTTATCTGCTCTGTGACTTGGATGTCATCCGGCATGTGTGCTGCTCCTTATGGGATTATTGGATGTATCGTTCGATCTGATACCAAGTTGAACCAGTAACGTTGTAGACGGCCATGAAGGTCAGGTAATCTCCAACGGCGTCAATCTCCGACACTTCAGGTGCCACCTTTGCGGCACTCTGCACGGTTGCCCCAGTCGTGGCGTTCCAGATAAAATCAGTGGTCCCGGATACCCAAGGTGTGGTTGAAAGAACAATCCTTGTGGTTCCAGAAAAGGGCGTTGCCCCCGTAGTTGCGGAAGGATATGCAAGGCCGGTCATCTTCCGAATTCTGACGACATACTTGTCATACTTGCTGGTGATTTTCGGGAAGATGATGCTGACCCCACTCGCTACCCTCGTACCGAGAGTGCTTTGGTAATCGTCAATCCAGAATTCGGATCCCTTGGATTTGTCAATGGTGTAGACAGACGTGCCGCCAAGATCGACAATAAAAGGAGTCTTGAATTCCGTACCTGCACGTCTCAGCTCAGTCCCCTTTTTCATGTCGATAGCGCCGTCACCAAGGAATGTTTGCTTCCCGGTCCACGTATGGCGCTTTGCAACAAACGGATCTTCGGCCCACGCCGTACCCACAAAGGCAACCATCACGAAGACGCAAATTACGAGAACACTAAATTTCCTCATTTTCTTCCTCCCCTTTCCTTGAGAGATATTCTGACTCTTGCGCCTTCCGGCAGATCAAGGACCTCTTTGAAGGCGGCGATCATCCCCAACTTGTAGCGGTGGTCATTTCTGAAATTGTTGTTGTCTACTCTGGGATTCATCTTGAACGAAAGATCCTCTTCATCGTGCCGCCTCTGAACCGCGTAGAGTATCGCCCTTGCACATTCAATCCCTGGGGCATCAGCAAGAAGTCTCTCAAGGCGTTCCTCGTCTATAAACTCCGCTGTCATTGAAGCCTTTTCTTTGCGGCCTTTTCCTTTGGCATCTCTGCCACTATCTCAATACCGGATGTTCTCATTTGCCATGTCTTGTAGAACTTCGACTGGGGACGGAGAACGCAGAGGTTGGCGATGTTCCGGCCCTGCACCCACACGCAATCCTCGTATACCGCCTCACCCTTGGGCTTATTACTAGCCGCATCAAAGCCCCCGTCCGTGTCCATCTTGAGCGGAAGGATGGTCACATTCCTGCCGCCTGTCGGAAGCATCTGGTACTGCACCTTGCAAACCTTGTCCGTGAGCTTGATCGGCCCATCGGTAAAGAGAGACATCACATCGGGAACCCGTGCCACGAACTCATACCCGCTGCACATAACAAGATGAACTACCGGCATACTTGATCCTCCTTGGGATTCTATTGAAGTGACTCTTTAATGACTTCCTGTTGGAACGCTTCTTCCTGTAACTTCGACTTCTCTTCCGCCCGTGCCTTCTCTTTCATCGTGGATTGAAGCGCCTTGTTCTCTTCAATCTGCTTCTGCGCCTCTGTCTGCTTGGTTTCCTGCTCTGCCTGAAGTTCTGCGGCAGCTTCACCTTCAATCTGCTTCCGTTCCTCAGACTTCATGAATTCATCCGGGTCCAGACCCTTGGCCCTGTAAAGCTCCGCATTCAGTTTCCGAATATCGTTTTCCGCTATCAGGGCAGGAGAGGAGGATGTCAGCATGAGCATTTCCTGAAGATCCCTTGCTCTCACCATGCGGTTCTGGAAGGACTGAAAACCCGTTGCATGGACGGTATAGAGACCCTTCAACTCTTCAGGGAACTCCGGGTCTTCCATGTCGTAGTAGTAGATGTCCAAAATCTCAGGCTCCACGAACGATTCGTCGTGGTTCTTGATGAGCATCCCGGTGTGGCGGTTTGAATTTTCTTCAAGGCGGGACAATTCATATGCCGTGTCGGGCTTCTGCTTGGGCATCACCGCGCCCTGCATGATCTCTGGGACAAGGGAGAAGCGGTCTTTGAGGGTGGAGAAGAGTCCTAAAAGGTCGTTAAGGGTCGAACCGGCATCGGGGATGACAACGGCCTGCATTGCCTTGCGCGCATCGTCACATGAAGGAGAAAGTTCAGGCATCATCCCTGGAGTTATGCCTTCATCAATCTGCGCTGGATTGGCGAAAAAGTTTCTCTTGATGGCAAGAATCACATTGGCAGAGAGTTTCTTGTTGTCCTCAATCGCCCTCATCACCCCGTTTTCGGAGTGCTGGATGTACTTCAGGTTGAAGGCAACGGAGGTTCCAATCACCTCATCAAGCCACTTCTCCCAATAGCCTACCTTGTAGGGCCGGGATTCAGGCTCCATTCGCGTGTAGCGTATGACCTCGTTATCCGCCACCTGGACACACACTTCCACATCGTCCCCGTCCTCGATATCCCCCAAGACTTCATCTTCGATAGCACCCGGCATGATGAAGTCGCCTATCTCCATCCCCTTGTCCCGGATGTTCTCCTTCTCGAACAGCTCGACGCATTTCCTTGGCGCTCTGCCGAAGAACTCAAGACGCAGGATGTCCCTGCCCCTGTGTTTCAATTCGCGGAGTCCGGGGATTGAGGTTTCAAGATCAGGTTGTGCCGACCCGCTCTTTCTCTCGGAGATCACCTTATCTATCAGGTCAGGGAGGTAGCCGCTGTCTGCATACTGTTTGAGTTGTCGGATATCCCACGCGGATCCGTAGGTCCTCTCGATCACCCCGGCACCTTTCTGGATGTCCTCATTCTCCATGTCCCAGAACATGTTCCAGACAGAACAGTAGACGTGTCCAGGGATCTTCTTCGTTTCTCTT